GAAAAATAACCTTGTCGTTGGTCATAATGTTATTAAGTACGACCTTCCAGTCCTTAAAAAACTTTATGGCTATGAGCATAGTGTAGAACTTGTTCACGACACTCTAGTTTTAAGTCGTCTTATCTACCCTGATATAAAACAGCTAGATGTAAAGTTATTACATAAAGGTCGTATCAAACCTCATTTAGTTAACAGGCACAATCTTGAAAGTTGGGGTTGTCGCTTGGATATGCTGAAGGGCGACTTTGGTAAAGCCAACGCCTCTTGGTCGTCCTTCTCAAAAGAAATGCTTGAATATTGTATTCAAGATGTAAAAATAACGGAGAAACTATATGCCTACCTGACTAATAAAGACTTTTCTAAACAATCCATAGCCCTTGAACATAGAGTTGCTCAGATATTATTTGAGCAAGAAAAAAAAGGTTTAGGTTTTGACGAGAAGAAAGCAATTGAATTACACGGAAAGTTATTGAAACGTACAAATAAAATAAAAGAAAACTTATCTGTTAAATTTGGTTCGTGGGAAGAAGATTTAGGAGAGTTTATACCAAAAGTTAATAATAAAAAATTGGGTTATATTAAAGGTCAAGCTATTCGTAAAAAGAAAACAGTTGTCTTTAATCCATCTTCTCGTCAACACATAGCAAACAGATTTTATAAATTTTATAATTGGAAACCTGAAAAATTTACAGAACACGGACAACCAATTGTAGATGAAGATGTTTTAAAAGGATTAAATTATCCTGAAGCAAAAGAATTGTATGAGTATTTATCAATAGAAAAAAGATTAGGTTTTATAAGTGATGGTAATAATGCTTGGTTAAAAGTAAATAAGTTTGGAAGAATACATACTCATTATGTTACAAATATTATTACTGGACGAATGTCATCACGAAGTCCTAACTTACAACAAGTGCCAAGTATAAACACTCCTTATGGTAAAGAGTGTAGAGAATTATTTGTTCCCTCTGAAGGTTATGTGTTAGTGGGTGCTGACGCTAGTGGATTAGAAGCTAGATGTCTCGCCCACTACATATACAATTATACAGGTGGAAAAGAATATGTTGATTTAATTTTAAATGGAGACATACATACTTATAATATGAACATTATGGGTATAACAAATAGAGGACACGCTAAAAATGCTTTTTATGCAATTCTTTATGGTTGCAGCTATAAAAAATTATCTGAGATGTTAAAGATAGATGTACGAGATGGTAAAAAATTATTAGATAGATTTTATTTAGGATTACCTTTTTTAAAAGAAATAAGACAAGATATTAACGAGAAGTTAGAAGCTGTGGGTCACATAAAAGCCATAGACGGAAGAAAATTACAAATACGTTCTGCACATAGTAGTTTAAATAGTTTAATTCAAAGTTGTGGTGCAATAATTATGAAGAAAGCATTAACTCTATTGTGGGAAACAATTAAAACACACGACGCATTTGTTGTGGCAAATATCCACGATGAATTCCAAATAGAAACTAGAGAAATGTTGGCAGAAACGGTAGGAAAAATTGCAATCACATCAATCGAAGAAGCAGGAAAACATTTCCAACTCCGAGTGCCAATTACAGGAGAATATAAAGTTGGAAAAAACTGGGCAGAAACGCACTAAGTATAATCTTTTATGGCGTAAATGGGCTAGTAATTGTTTAGGAAAACAACGAATTAGAAGCGGTGCTGATTGTGGATTATCAATTGACGAGTTATTAAAAATAACTCCATCTCATTGTCCCTGTTGTAAAAATGTAATGATACCTATGCAAGGTAAAATACACAACTCGCCAACAGTTGACCGATTAGACCCTGATAAAGGATATGAAGTTGATAACATTTGGATTATATGTCATCAATGTAACAATACTAAAGGTCGTCATAAAAGTCCTGCGGAACTTTACAGAATAGCTGACGCTTGGTATCTAAAAATTGAAAGGAAAAAAATATTAAATGCAAGTAATAATAGTACTGACTGATTACGTAAATAAAGATGGAGAACCTTGTATTTCGTATTCGTGTTTTGAAAAACCACAACAAGGCGAAGTAATGAATGGCTCTAGTCTTATAGATAGTCCCTCAATACAAATAGGTGCTTTGCTTACAAGTTTTTTACATACAATAGAAAGAAACAATAGGTTGCTTATGCAAATACCAATAAATGAAAGTAGAAAAGAAAAATATCCTAAAAATGATTTTCGTTATCACATTAAAAAATATGACAATGTAATTGAGGTTGATTTAAAAAATTGGAAACCAAAAGGAAAAGGAAATTGAAAAAAATTATATTAGACCTATGTGGCGGTACTGGGTCTTGGACTAAATATTATTCAGAAAAAGATTATGACGTAAGAATAATAACTTTGCCTGATAATGATGTTAGAACTTATAAACCACCAAAAAATGTTTATGGTATTTTAGCAGCTCCACCTTGCACTATGTTTTCTTTTGCTCGTATGAGTGCAAAAAAACCTAGAGATTTAACAGAAGGAATGGAGATTGTTATTGCTTGTTTAAATATTATTTGGGAGTGTCAATACAAAATTAAATCTAGTACACAAAAATCAGCACCTTTAAAATTTTGGTGTTTAGAAAATCCTAATGGTTTTTTAAAATATTTTTTAGGAAATCCTGTGTATGAATTTAATCCATATGATTTTGGGGATAATTGGAAAAAAAGAACTCAATTGTGGGGTTACTTTAATTTTCCAAAAAAGAAACCTATTAAATGTGATTTACCAAAGTATGACCATATGGCTTCAAAAGATTTACACCCTGAATATTTTGGTAAATACGATAGATTAACAAGGAGAAGTATGACACCTTTTGGTTTTGCAAAAGCATTTTACGAGGCAAATAAATGAGTACATTATTAGTAGATGGCGATATTGTCGCCTATCAAATAGCGTTTAGAACTGAACAACCTATTAGATGGGATAACGAGTTATGGACTTTACATAGTGACGAGAAAGAATGTAAAGGATTAATAGATGAATATTTTTCTTTATTAAAACAAGATACTCAATGTAATAATGTAATTGTTGCTTTTTCTGATAAAGAAAATTTTAGAAAAAAAATATATCCTGATTATAAAGCTAATCGTACAAAACAAAGAAAACCATTAACTCTTGGATTTTGTAAAGAATATATTTCATTACATTTTAAAACTATTATAAAACCTACTTTAGAAGCTGATGATGTTTTAGGTATTTTAGCAACTGGTAAAAATATAAAAGGAACTAAAATAATTGTAACTACTGATAAAGACTTAAATCAAATATCAGGATTACATTATGACCCAGTTAAAAAAGAATTTTTTAAAGTATCAAAAAAAGAAGCAGATTTTAATTTTTATTTACAATGTTTAACTGGCGATATGGTTGATAATTATAAAGGTTGTCCATCATACGGAGAAGTTAAAGCTACAAGAGTATTACACGGAACTAAAAATGTATGGAAGACTATTGTAGATTGTTATAAAAAAGAAGGTCTTGATGAAAAGTATGCTTTAACACAAGCACAAGTAGCAAGAATATTAAAGTCAACAGATTATAATTATAAAAGAAAGGAAGTAAAGTTATGGCAACCGCAGAAGAACTAGGTAAAAAAATGGTAGATTTAATTACTAACGATAGAGCAAAACAAAATGGAGATAAAGTTTTAACACATTCAAATATAGGAAGTTTATGGACAGCTTATTTATCTAATCATTTTGGTAAAGAAATATTTATAAGACCTGATATGGTTGCTGATATGATGGAATTATTTAAAATTGCACGTAGACAAAATGGTACTTTTAATAATGATGATTATGTTGACGCAGCAGGTTACGCTGTAATAAGTGCAGAAATAAGAGATAGAGTTAAACCACTAGGAGACGACTAATGTCAGATACACCTGACGGAAGAAGATGGTGGCGTAAAAAAACTTGGATTAATTGTGATATATTAATTACAGATGAATTTTTTGCTAAAACTCCTGACTTAGATGAAGCGAGAAGTTATCCGCCTTCAGATAAAGCTACATTTAAAATTATAGGAGAATCTAGTAAAAGAACAACAATAGAAGAATTAGATTTAGAAATGGAGAAAAAACTAAATGAGGAAATATCTAAAAAAGATACTGACGTGGCTACAAAAGACACCACCTAAATATAAATTAGTAATTGCTTTTTGGGAAGACATTCAATCTTCTTGTACGTGGGAAAGCATTGAAACTATAAAATCGTACCAACCCGCTATATGTTGGAGTATAGGTTATCTTATAGAAAAAAATGAGGATAACACAATAATCTGTTCTGACTTAAATGTCGAAGAAAAAAATGGCATTTTAAGTATAGAAGAAGGTGGCAATACTACAACAATTCCTACCAAAAATGTGCTAAAATTGCACGAAATCCCCCTTAACTATAAATTCTAATAGTTGTGTTGCTCTCTTGGATATTATGAATATTGACAAGAGTTTAATAGACTATTTAGAAAAACAATTTCCTGACAAAAGTCCTGATTTACAAGATGATGATAAAGTCATTTGGTATAAAGCAGGTCAGTCAAGCGTAGTAAAACATTTAAAATTAAAACATAAAGATAGTCAAAAAAATATTTTAGATAAAAAAATAATAGGAGAGGACAAATAGATATGTGCGTATTTTCAAGACCTAAACCGCCACCACCACCTCCAACTCCCGCAGCTCCCGCTACTGTCGTCAACGCTTCTTCAACAAAATTAAGAGAGACAGCACCTAAAGCACCAGTAACGGCTACATATAATACAAGTGTTGCTGCAAGAAGACGAGGAAAAAGAGCATTAAGAATTCCGTTAGACACGGCTTACTTATCTCAAAACACAGGTTTAGGTGGAACACCATAAGGAAATAAATGGCAGAAAAAATATCGGTAAAAACTAGGTATAGTCAACTAGAAACATTACGTCAGCATTATTTAGATAGAGCAAGAGATAGTGCAGAATTTACTATACCATCATTAATACCAAGAGACGGGTATAATAATACAACTGAGTACCACACTCCTTATCAAGGTATAGGTGCAAGAGGTACAAATAATTTATCTAGTAAATTGTTATTAGCTTTGCTACCACCAAACACTCCCTTTTTTAGATTAGCAATAGATGAATTTACTTTAGCAGAAATTGGTGGTGGAGCTGCAAAAGGAGAAGTAGAAGCTGCAATGTCTTCAATAGAAAGAGTTGTAATGAACGAAATGGAAGTAAATAATTTTCGTACAGCTTTATATGAAGCATTAAGACATTTGATTGTAGCAGGAAACGTACTTTTATATGTTACTCCTGATTTACAAATGAAAGTTTATCACATAAGCAGATATGTAATTAAAAGAGATTTTATTGGAAACGTAGTAGAAATTATTACTAAAGATACAGTAAGTCCTTCATCAGCACCACTTGTTGTGCAACAAATGATGGAAGGAGAAAATAAATCTAATTACGAAAACAATATTGACATTTTCACTTACGTCAGAAAAGATGAGAGTGATGGTAAAGGGTGGGTTGTCCACCAAGAGGTATTCGGAAAAGAAATACCTAACAGTCAAGGGACTTACCCTATGGATAAATCCCCCTTTATTCCTCTACGATATACTTCGATAGGTGGAGAAGATTGGGGTCGAGGTTTTATAGAAGAATATATTGGTGACTTACGTAGTCTTGAAGCATTATATAGGTCAGTAGTAGAAGGTTCTGCTGCTGCTAGTAAAGTATTATTTCTCGTCAAACCAAATGGAAGTACTCGTTTAAAAACTTTATCTGAAAGTCCTAATGGTGCAATAAGAGAAGGTAATGCGGAAGATGTTAGCACATTACAAATGAATAAAGGTGCTGACTTTAATATAGCATTTCAAACAATGAGAATGATACAAGACAGATTGCAATTTGCATTTATGCTTAATGCTTCTGTCCAACGAGACGCCGAAAGAGTTACAGCAAGAGAAATAGAATTTGTAAGTAAAGAATTAGACGATAGTTTAGGTGGTTTATATTCTTTATTATCACAAGAATTACAATTACCATTAATTAATAGATTAATGTTTCAAATGGAAAAAGCAGGTAGATTACCTAAATTACCAAAAGACCAAGTAAGACCTAAAATTGTAACTGGTCTTGAAGCATTAGGTAGAAGTACAGATTTACAAAGATTAAATACATTTATACAACAGATAGCACCTTTTGGAGAATCAGGATTAGGTACTTTAAATATTGGAGAATATATAAAAAGAATAGGTAGTTCTCTAGGAGTAGATATGAATGGTTTAATTAAATCAGATGAACAATTAGCCCAAGAGGCACAGTTGGCACAAGAACAAGCGTTACAAGCACAAGTCGCACCTCAGGTAGCAAAAGAGGGTATGGGTATGGTAAGAGACAGCGTGAAGGAAACTCAAAAAAACAATAATCAGGAGAACTAACAAATGGTAGAAAAAGTAACTATACCTGTTGACGAGAATAAAGAAAGTCAAGAGCATATAGATAAAATGGTTGAAAAAGCTGAAGGTGTTGAACAAACCCCTGAAGTTAAAATAGAAGAACCAAAAGAAAAAATACTTGGTAAATTTGATACGCAAGAAGATTTAATTAAATCTTATCAAGAATTAGAGAAAAAACTTGGTGGTCAAAAAGAAGAACAAAAAGTACCTCTAAAAGTTGAGGAACAACCACAAGGTTTTCAAAACATAAACTTTCAACAATTAACTGACGAGTTCGAAGAAACTGGTAAGTTAAGTGATGAAACTTATGATAAATTAGAAAAAGCAGGATTACCTAAATCATATATAGATAATTATGTTGAAGGTGTAAAAGCGTCTTCAGAAAAATTTGAAAATCAAGCATATGATTTAACAGGTGGTAAAGATGGTTACGCAAAAATGATTGATTGGGTAAAAACCACTCTTACACCTGAAGAAGTAAAAATGTTTAATGATGGTATAGAAAGAGATAATAATACAGCATTATATACAATAAGAGGTATGTTTGCTCGTTATTCATCAGAAAACGCAGAACCAAGTTTAGTTACAGGAGAAAGTGGTGCTGTGTCTTCAGGAGTAAAATACGAAAGTATTGCACAAATGAAAGCTGATATGGCAAATCCTAAATACCAATCTGACCCTGCATTTAGAAAAGAAGTACAAGATAAACTTTCTAGGTCAGATATATTATAAAGAATTTGTGGTTATGTAGTTACACCACAAGTAAAGTAATTAGTAAGACTAAACCTTCTGCGGAAGACAATTTTGCAACTGCTTGTTACATTTTAGTTAAGTTAACTACCCAACAACTTATGAACGGAGAATAACACTATGTCAAACGCTACTGTATCAAGAATTGGTCAAGCGGCAGGTTCGGGTTCTACTTCAGCATTATTTTTAAAAGTATTTGCAGGAGAAGTTATCACG